TAGCATAGTCTATTTGTAACCATTTTGTAACCGGTTTCCCCTTGACATTTCAGTGTAGTGAAGTAGATAAAAAGTCTGAACTAACCGCATGGTACCGGTGGTGCCCTGCACCTCATTATATGTATACAAGAGGTGTAACCAATTTGTTACCTGTTGTTCATATCCTGTTAATATTTTTATGGTATTATGTAGACAGTGAAGGGAAGCACATAAGGTGCAACCCATAGAGAAAGGACGAACACCATGATTGATATGAACATTATTTCTGAGCTGATTGAAAAAGGCATCTAAGGCAGGTACAGCAGTTAGAAATTCCAATGGTTTACACTATGATGCGGTAGACCACGGCAACAGCACATATATTTTGTGTATATGAGGTGGGCGAACAGGAGCCGTTTTACACCAATTACTTTAGACACTCTTAATGATAAAGAAAGGACAGAGTATGATTCTCTACATCCGCAAGACAAACAATTTCGAGCAGGTGGAAAATTTCCTGCTCAATCATCCCGATAAGGAATACAAAACAAGTAGGTTCGTCTACTACTTCAAACAGGTGGGTGATTGCGCGGGAATCTTCCGACGTGCAACAGAGACCTGCACCCGGAGAGGCCGCAAGGCCGGAGACGACGAAATCATAGCATACTATCACGATGGGGAGTTTTAACAATGACAGCATATCACTTCTCTTGTGTCGCGCCGTTCGCGTCGCTGTTCTTTATCATCGGTATTTGCATTTTTATCTGTGAGTGGAAAGGATGGTTTTAATATGAGAATTGTGCATCTGGTAGAATATGAATGGATTGACCCCAAGTCAGCACATCCGCGCAACGTTATGCCGGTCGCGGGCCCCAATGGGGCCCAGATGGCCTATAAGATGTTGGGCAAGTCCATGCAGAGGCTCAATAATAAATCTGTGCGGAAGTTATACAAGTACTTGCGCACCAACGGGAACAACCCGTACATGACAGAGCAGAACGGGTCTATCCGGATTCAATACTTCCGTTGGCCGCGCGGATATCATTATGATAAGGTCAACCGCGAGTTTGTGAGGGACGACGCATGAAAAAGATAAAGAATCAACTGGGGCTTGTAAAGCCCGATAAACTGCCAGCCGGTGCGACGGCCAAGAGCGAACAAAAGCCGTCAACCCGCAAGGCCAGCAACAAGAAGCAGGCCAAGCAGAGAAAGGCGGCCAAACTCAAGGAGAAGAAAGCCAGCAAGGCCAGCAAGCCGCCCAAGAAGCGCAAGCAGGGCGGCAAGGGCAGACCGTTCCAGCCCAAACCGTGGGAAGCATACGCACCCAAGGGCCCGAACGCCACAAGCTACACCCGGGAAGAGCTGGAACAGATAGTGCGGCGTGCATCCGGTGCGGCAAACCGACGCTTGAAACGTCTGGAAGAGGCCGGAGAAACCAAGGGCGTTTACAAGAGGGCCTTGGGGATGCTGGAAACACAGGGCCGCACAAAGTTCAGCGGAGCCGTGAAGAGCATGACAAGAACGGAACTTGTCGCGGAGTATCTGCGCCTGCGGGATTTCCTCAGTTCCAAAACGTCCACAATGCAAGGTATCAAAGACTGGAAGCGCAATGTTTATCAATCTCTTGTTGACAGAGGTTTCACCGGTTTCCAAGAAGAGCTTTCAGAGCTGTTTGACAAGTACATGACAAAAGAGTTGGAGTCAGCGATGGGTTCTGATGTGGTTTACACGTTATTGCAGACAGACAACGGCAGGCCCTTCTTGCAACGGGCAAAGGACGCGATAGACCGTGCAAAGCAGACGGGGGAGAGCCAAACAACGGCCCTTTCCCGGGAATTCAATATCACAACAGAAGAGCAGGCGGCACAAATATTAGCAAAGTATTTTGGGGATTAAATCATGCGAGAATGCAGGGGTGAACAGATAGCGGAGAGCAAAGGCGAATTTCTGGCTATGCTTGGCACTCCCAAAACCGTGCAGGAGCGAACCAAGAAGAACGCCAGACCGAAACCCCGTTACCTTGATGTAACTTGCACTTTTGATATTGAGACCACCAACACAGAAACAGACGGTTTTGCATACAGCTTTCAAACGTGCATTGGTGGCGCGGTCGTGGTTCCGCGATACTTTGAAGAGTGGGCCGATATAATAGAAACGTTGGTTGATAAGTGGAGTATCACAGAACGAAAGCGCCTTGTGATTTTCGTTCACAATCTTGGGTATGAGTATACATATCTGATTCAGATGTTATGTGACCGGTGGGGAGATTGCAAGGCCCTTTACACCAAGAGCCGGAAACCCCTGTATTTGCAGTTCGACAACGGTATTGAATTTCGGGACAGTTTAAAGCTGTTCCAAAAGAGCCTTGCCAGAGCAACAGAAGGATGCAAGCACGAAAAGCTCAAGGGTGACTTGGATTATTCCGTTTACAGAACAGCAGATACTCCCCTTGATGATACCGAATTTGCATACTGTGTGAATGATGTTCTGGGCCTGTGGGAAGCAATCGAACGCCTGAAAGCAGAACGCAATTACAACGCGGCGACACTTCCCATGACAAACACGGCTCTTGTCATTAAAGAGGTCAACAAACATTTGACAGGGGACAGCAGGACACTGCAAAAGATGCAAGCTCTTGAGCTCAACCGGGAACAAATGGAAATCGCATATAAAACAATGGCAGGTGGTGACACACACGGCACCCGGTGGCGTGCCGGTCACACTTACCGCAATTGTAATTCCTACGATTTCAAGAGCGCCCACCCGTCACAACAGCTCTTGTGGAAGTTTCCAGAGGGTAAACCCATGATGCTACCACAAGGCCAGCCTCAAGCAGTGATGGACAATATCATATCCTGCGGTATGGGGTGGATTGCAGAGATAGCAATAAAGGGGTTGCAAATCCGGCCCGAATGCCCAGACCCCGTGATATCTGTCAGCAAGTGCGCGGGCCTTAAATGTGACGACGAAAACAAAGACAATGGCCGTGTGCTCCAAGCAGATGAAACATTACTGTATTGTGATTCCAATGACTGGCAACGTATCAAAGAAGCATACACCTTTGAACGGGTGGTGATGCACAGGGGGTTCTGTTTCCGTCTTGGGTATCTTCCAGATTCTTTCCGTATGGCAATCTTTGATAAGTTCAAAATCAAAGAGACCATGAAAGGCTCCCCCGATTATGCTTTCTCCAAAATCTGCGTCAACACCATTTTCGGAGCCTGCGCCCAAAAGACGATAAGGGACGAATACACAGCGGAGATTGGAGACAGCATTGATTTTGAGCGTATGAGCTGGGAAGTGAACTTAGAAAAGAAAACCCCTGCGGAGATACAGAAGAGCCAGAAAGGCAAGTTTCCGTTTCTCTGGGGTCTGTGGACAGCCAGCATGACGCGGCTCAAGCTCTGGCAACTGTTGAAAATCGTAGGCTGGGAGAAGGTGATTTACTGGGATACAGATTCATGCAAGTTTGAAGGGGCCAAGGTTCCAGAGGTTGAAGAGTATAACCGGGAAGTTGCCGCCCAGTGTGAAAAGCGCGGCGTAGTGGTCACGAAACCCAACGGTAAGAAAGTCTATATCGGGATAGCAGAGGACGAACACCCGCAAGCCGATTATGGTTACACCGAATTCAGATTCTTACACGCCAAGTGTTACGCGGCCCGGACGTGCGAAGGTGTGCTAGAAAGCACCATTGCGGGAGTAGGCAAGAAAGAAGGGCAGGCGGCATTAAAAGACAATATTGAAAATCTGAACGACTTTTTAATTATTGATGATGCTGGTGGACAGATGCTTTCTTACCACGACAGCCCCATAAAAGAGCGCCACGATTTCCAGCGCGTCACCCACTCGGCTAGTTGGATAGTTATGACCCCGCGCAGGTATGAAGTGGGCGGCATCAATGATTTTGCTGAGGAACGCTTGGGATAAATGTTCCACATGGAACAAAATAAGAGCCCCGCTCTTATGAGCGGGGCTCTTATTTTTGCTAAGAAATTGTAGCGCGCACGGCAAAGTGGAGAATGTATGACTTTGTTTCGATGTCGCTGGGAAGGCTCGACCTTGGAACAGATGCGGTCAGACGAACGCCTGCACCGTCAAATTCGGCACTAAGCGTCACGTCACTAGGTTTAATCCGGTACACGTTGACTCCATCCAGATAAATCAATTCAGCATATCCAATTGTGGCGTCCGAAATTGTTGCAGATTCGGGGTGTTGGGGGAAAGTTTTGAAGGGGAACGGAAGAATAACGCTTGCGTAGCAGTCCTCGCGCTCGTCATTTGCCGGCCGCACGGTAAAAAACTCAACGAAAGTATAGCTAACAGAAGCGGGAAGAGACACGCTGTTTTTCTCCAGAGTAGCAATGCGGGCATCCTGCGCGGCCTGTCCTTCATTATAGGTGCTCGTGGGGACGTACCCCGTCACGTCGGGAATCTCGCTTTTATCTGCCTTGTCCGTTTCCAGCTTGGCAATGCTGGCCGCGTGCTCTGCCAGCTCGTTCTCCTGAGAGGTCGCGCACTCGGAAATGGTCTGCCGGGGGTGCGCGGTTGCCCAGTCGCCCACAATGTCGTCCTGACGTTTCTGGCCGGCAGTAAACTCGGTCTTGGTGACGTAATCGCCCAGAGCGGTTTTATCGGCCTTGCTTTCCAGAGCGGTTTTGTCTGCCTTGTCGTTTTCCAGACTGGTGATTTTGGTATCCTGTGCGGTCTGCCCTGCGGTATAGGTCTCATTCTTGACGTATCCGGCCAGGGTCTCGGCGGTAACATATCCGCCCAGACTTTCGGTCAGATGGGCGATTGCGTCGGTGTTGCCAGAAATCGCCGTATCCTGCTGGGTGTTCTTGGCCTTGATATCCGCGATTTCCTGCTTGTTGGTGGTGTTGTCACTTTCCAGAGTAGAAATGCGGGTTTCATGGTCGGCCAGCTCGGTGGCGTGGTTTGCCAGCTCTGCGGCGTTCTTGGCAATCAACTTGCCGTTCGCCAGCTCTGCGGCCTTGGCGCGGTCGATTTCGGCGGTCAACGCGGTATTGGTGTTGTCGGTCTTGGTATCCAGACCATCCAAACGGCCCTCGGCGTTGGTGGCGCGATTTTCCAGCGCGTCCAGCCTGCCGTCCTGCTGAACGTCCTTCTCCTGAATGTGGGCGATTGCATCCCGGTTGGCCTCAATCTTTGCCTCGTCCTCGGTAAGGTCAGCCCGGAGTCCGTCCGTCACGCTGGTAAGGCGCTCAATGGCCTCATGGTTTGCCGTGATTTCCTCATGCTGGGCGGTAAGACGGCCCTCATGGTCTGCCAGCTTTGCGGCATGGTCGGCCAGCTCGTGCGCGTTCTTGGCAATGTTCGCGGCATTGTCCTGAATGTTCTTGGTATTCTTGGCAATGTCGGCAGTGTTCTGGGCAATGCTGGCATCGTGGCTCTTGAGCTTGGTATCGATGCCGTTCAGCCGGGAATCATGCTCGGTGTCCTTTGCCTGAAGGGCGGCGATATCGCCGTCATTGCTGGTGATTTGCCTCTGCAAATCCTCGTCCTTGGCGTGCAGGTCTGCAATCTCGGTGGTGTGCTGGGCGGTCGTGGCCTGCAACCCGTCGATTTCGGTCTCGGCAGTCGCCACGCGCTCGGCCAGAGCGTCAACACGGGCCTTATCCTCGGCCACCGTGTTTTTCATCTCCGCGTTGTCCTTGGTGAACTGGTCGATTTTCTTCCGGAATTCCGCGTTGTCAGACGCGAAACCGGAGACCTGAGACGACAGGTCTTTCACCTCGTTCTTATACTGCTCCACCTGCGCATTATATGCGCCAGTCTTGGCCCAGTATCTCGTATTGGTGATATCCACGCCGGGGCCCACGTTGCACTTGCTGGTGTAGCTTTCGCCGTCGTGGGTCACAATGGTGAGGGATTCGTAGGAGCGGTGATTGTCCCACTCAATGGGGTCTGCGAAAATCGGCACATACCGGGAGCCGATATACTGAGACGGGGGACACGGCCCACAGGGAACAGGGGGCCGGGGCGGCATCGGGGGGTGATGGGGGCCGCAAGGGCCCGGCCCACAGGGGCCGGGGTCAGCCGGAGCAAGGGGTGCGGGCTTGATGGGGAAACCACAATCATTCTTGCAACTCATATAGAAACTCCTTTCTTAATAGGTGATGATAAGATGACCATACTCGGGCTCGGTGATATCGGTGCCGGTGTTGAAGGTCAGCCAGCCCCAATTTGCAGGGACATAAGCACAGAAATGCCCGTCCGGGGTCAGACCAAACCACACAAAGCGAACCATTTCACAGACCATAGCAGGCAGATTTTTGTCTGCCCATTCCAGAAACTTGCCGTTCTCAAAGTCACCGTCGTTCAGACGGTCGTTGATGCACTTCTGAGCGGCGGCAAGGTCGGCCATTGCGGAATTGAGCGCGGTGATGTTGCCGCCCTGCGATTCCTGCCCTTTGGCAATGCCCTGCACCAGAGCTGTCAAGCTCTGAATCTGGGAGACCATCCAACGAAGGTCGTACATTCCCGGGTCTCCGGGGACGTAGGGCGGGGACGGGCAAAACGGATAATCCATAAAATCACTCCCTCATTTCTTTCAGCAGTTCGTCGGCCCGGATTGCTTCCGGGGTAAAAGAATTGTTTTTCCACCATGCCCAGACAGCGGCGGCGGTGGTGAGGCCGGTCGTCACCCAAGGCTCAAGGGTGGCACTGTCAATGGGCAGGGGGCTCAGACCGGCCACGCTGAGAAGCTGATTTGCCAGAGCCAGAGCCAGAACGGCGGTTCTTGCAATCGTTGCGGGCTTGATTTTCATATCAATCACCTTTCCTTTCTAAGTCGTCGATACGGTGGTTTGCCACTTTGATTTGCTCTTCCAACACGGGAACGCGGCGGGCAAAGTGGTTATGCTCCCGCACTTCCCGGGTCAACTCGTCAAGACGTGTATCGGTGACGGCCTGCGCCTTGCTGTTTGCGATAAGAACACCCGAAAGCGTCACAAGGCCGCCGATAAGCGCCACGATGACTTCCGATATCATATTAACACCCCCATTAATAAAAGTCAAGGCAGAAAGTGCGGTGAAAACTGTCTGCGATAACACGATACATATTGAAAAGCACCGTCTGCCGCTCTGCTTCAATCATCTCCTGCGTCGTGGTGACACCAATATTGCCGCCTCGCTTCCACTCGTGAACGGTGGTAACGGTCTCCGATTCCTTGCCCGTAACAGCGGCAAGGCCGTGTTCCTCATGCTTGCCGGTCTTGGAATCCTGCGCGGTTCCACGGTCTCCGGCCTGCCGCTCGGTGTGCCCGTGTCCATCGGTGCGGCCAGTATCACCATGGGTGCCGTGGGCCCGGTCGATGCTGTCCCGCTGGCCGGTTGTGAGGCCCTCGGTATCCTGCTTGGTCTCGGTGTCCGACGTGCTTTCTTGGTGGTCGGTCATGTTCTCGGTGGTCACGTCGTCTTGGGTGCCGGTGGTGTTCTCGGTCTCTGTCCAGTCGGTTTTGCGGGTATCGTCTGCTGTGCCGGTCTCCTTATAGATAGTGGTGGATGCGTCGAAAGGCTGATACGTCGCCTCGTTCTCGGCTGAAACCTTCCCCTCAACGTCCGTCTGGCTGTCCTTGGTGGTCTTGAGTTTATCGGTCATTGTTTCGCCGTGGGTCGTGAGCCGGGTGCCGGTCGTATCCCGGTCAAGGGTGCCCTTGGTGTCCCGGGTCTCGTCTGCGCTGGTCTGGGTATGAGCAAAACCATGCTCTTTCCCGGCAGTACTGCCGACTGTCTTTTCCTGCCCTGCGGTGTTGTCCGTGGTGAAACCGTCCGCTTTGGTATCCTCATGGTACAGGTTGCCGGTGGTCTCCATCTGGTGGCGGTCGTCTGCGTGCTGGCTCTGCTCGTTGGCTCCACCATGGGAGTGGGTGGCCGTGTTCTCGGCGGTATCCTTGGCCCGTTCGGTGGTGTCCTTGGTCAGCTCGTGCACGTCGGTGTTCCAGATGGGGTTATATTCCAGCTTGGTTGTGGAAAAAAGTTTTTCCCAAATGGGGAGATTTTCGCGGCTCCACCAATACAATTCCGATTTCATCCAAATGGGGTCGGGGTGATACAGCGGAGCCAGACCGTGGGCCCTGCGGATAGCTTGGATAACTCCCGCTTTCTCCATGCCCTTGGGGACGGCCATATTTGCAAAAAGGTTGGGGTCAGCCATCAACAGCGCTTCCAGATTGCAAGAGGATACTAACTCATTCACCAACATTGTTATTCACCTCTTCCCCTTCATTGTTGGTCTTGGTCTCGTCGGCCTCGCCTGCGTCAAAATCGGGCTCAACCATTTTAAAGGTAATGTTTGTATCGTACATCTCGTTGACAATTGCAAGGGATTTTTCCAGCGTAATGCGCCAGACCTCGCGCCGGTTGAAGGTCTCCGCGTCTGCCGCTTTCGATTCCGTCACAACCATTCTTTCCTTTTTGTTGGGCTGAACAGAAACACCCAGTTCCCTGTAAAAGTCGCACAGGATGTTCCGGCGATACTCCATCAAATCGGGAAGAATAAAGTTTTTGGAAAGGTCGCGGTCAAACTGCATGATGGGCAGGGTAAAATCTCCATCGGCCTTTGTGGTCAACTGCTGTTTCAAATCGGCATTGATAACAACAGCGGGGGCACCGTTCGCCAGCTTGTTAAAGATTCCTTCCATGGTTCGCTTGCCCTTGTCGTCCTTGGCGATAGCCGCGTAGGCGAAACGGGCATTGATTGCGCTCTGTCTGATTGCGATTTCTGCTAACTGCATCTCCCGCGCGTACTTGGTCACTAAATCCCACGTTCCTTGATAGTCGGGAGTGAGCTTGATAACGGCGCACTCTTTGCCGATTTCCAGAGGGCGCGGAAAATTGAAAAACGTCGTCGAAATCTGCATTCCGCGCGGCTGGTATTGCAGGCCGTAACCGGTCGGAAATGCGGGTTGTACAACCAAACCGTATGTTTTCGACTTGAACACGGTCGCAAAACCGGTGCGGAACAGCTGGTAAAGAAAGGCATCATAATCCCACCCGATTTGACCGGGGCCGTTCTCGGGGAGCCCGTTGAACTCAATGAGACCGCGCAACCGCTGAAAGAAAGAGCGTTCCCAATAGTTCATTGCATCGGTGGAAAACGTTGCATCAAAATTCCCGCACAGCGTGCCGCCGTCGTAGTATCCACTATAACATTGGTACATATATAATCACCTCATTCGATAAAAACACCGCTGTCCATTGCGGCGTTGATGTAAGAAATTTCATCGGGCTTGGCGTTCAGCGGAGCACAGGAGAAACCACGGGTCTTACAGTATCCCTGCACAGGCTTGGCAACTTTCATTACTGGGTATCCGTAAACTTTTTGGAAACCTGCATCGTCCACCGGGGGATAATACAGCAGGGTCAACTTTGCTTCCAAAGGTAGCTGTACCTGCGACGCACCACCCATAGTTCCGGCAGAACAGTTGATGGGGGAAACTGTTTGCTGTACACCCTGCGCAACTTGGGCCATACCTTGCGCGGCCTGCATCGTGCCGCCAGCAAACCCCGCCACGGTGGACAGCAGACCCCCGCCGAAATTCATTGCACCGGAAACGGTGCTGATTGCACCGGTCAACGCACGCACCGGGTCAATGTTACTGGTGCCGATTCCGTAGGGGCTGGCTATGCTGGTGCTTCCAGCGTATACCGTGTAATCTCCTGCCCGGACTAGTGTTGTTACACTGCCGTCCACGAAACACACAGACCAATCAATATCAATGTTCGCCGCCGTGTTGCATTGGTCAACTGGAACCGCCAGCGTGCCCACGAAAGGAACGTATAACTGAATTTGGCAGTTCATCCGCTTCCAATCGTCTGCGGGCCACGGTATCGCTATCGTGGTATGAACACTCCGGGAACTTGACGGGGTGACCTGCTGTGCAAAAACTGTGGTGTTGAACTGCCCCAAGGTGATTTCCGTTTGCCGTCCTGCGCCGTATCGGGAAAGGTTTATGGGAATCCAGATGCAAGAGCGGACGCACTCCAACGCATTGCCGCCAAACAGAAGTTTATTCATAAACTCCGGCAATGCCAATTCCCAACGAACCATAGGCTTGGTAAGGGTCTCCCACGTCAAGGAAACTGCCGTCAACAAACTCCCCAACGTGGCCGCGCTCATTGCATAGGCGTGCAGGCCCGACTTACCAACACAGGACAGCACAAAGGTGCCACCAGAGGCATCAATATTTCCGTCCGTGATATCTGCCGACGCTGTGGAAATCTTGGGAGCCATTCCCACGGCCTGCCGGGTATCCTGAAGACGGAACGTTGCGCCGCTGGAATCTTGATTGAAACCGTATTCAATGAATGCGTCCGTTTTAAGAATGGTATCACGGTAAGTTGCCAGCGGGTCAAGCTCCAGCGTGAATTGCCAAATGTTGGCGGTGCCCCTGCCTCGGATACCGATAGATATATCGCGTATCCAATAGAAACTTGCCGTCTCTTCGCACTGGCAGTAATTCCATTGGGGGGAAATGTTGATACTGTTCAACGTGACGTAAATCACGGGCCGCTCCATGCTGGTGGTTTGCTTGAAATCGCAACGCTCCTCATCGGGGAGCTCGGTATAATCAAATGCTTTGGTTGAATTCACGCGCTTCTCAATGTTTCCAAAGTGAAAGTGGTATCCGTGTTCCACGCTAGGCGCGGGAACTGCGCCGTTAAATTCGCCTCGTGCCATTGTTTCACCTACTTTCTAACAATAAAGGCCCGGCCTTTTACGGTCGGGCCTTCGCGGCTGGTTACGGCTGTTCGCCGTCGCTCATATAGAAAAGAATCGCGTTCTCGGTGGGGTCCGCGAGATAGTTCATCTTCCAATGATGCTCCGTATTGTAATACTCGCCTTTCGTGTTGAAAGGCGTGGTATATACACTGTCCATCATGTAGACGGTCGCCAGCGCTCTGCGGTCATACAGCAGGCCCACCACCATGGGCAGGTCAACCTCTTCACCGGTTTCCTGCTTGGCGGTGTTCACGTTGAACTGAGCGGGAATGACCTTTACGCGGCTCTTGTCGTTGATGTTCTGCCAGAAGTTGACCCCCTCATAGTTGCCAAAGGACAGGTAACCGGGGCCAAAGATAGCAGGGAACACCCACGATTTTGCATCGTTAATGAGCGGCTGGTACAGGAGCAGTTTCTGTTCGCTCTTGGGAGTGTGCCGGAGCAGGGTCAGCGGGTCGCCGTTGTCGTCGGTGCAGGCGGGAACCAGGTGATAAAGGTCGGTGCTTTCCTCAAGCAGGGCCGTCTGGGTTTCCAGCAGGGAGACAAAGAAAGAAAGAAACTCCTGCAAATGGGTGGTCAGCAGGTCGGCGGTGGTGTACGCGGTGCCGCGTGCCTTGTTGAATTCGGCAGTAAGGTTGACCTTCTGGCCGGGTTTGCCGGTGTTGTACAAACTGCCGATAAAGTTCATCACGACGGCGCGATTCTCGGCAGTTTTCCAGCGGGCCACGTCGTTTGCAACTTCCGTGGTGATACCGGCCAGAAATGCCGACAGTTCACTTTCGCTGGTGAAAGCGGTCGTCAGCTGAGAACGGAACGTCGTATAGGTCTGGTCAAGCGTGGCCTGCCCAGTATACCACATTTCCAGCGGGTACCGCTTGGAAATCTTATACATATCCACGCTCTGGCCGTCGCGCAAGGTATTGGGGTTCTGGACGGTGTTGATGAACTTGGTTTCGTCAAACTTGCCAGAGAAGAAAGCGATTTTGCGGATGAACAGCCCCCACTCCTGCGACGTGGCCTCAATGCTGGTAAAGCGGCCGCTGTATGCACGGGTGGTGATGATGGTACGCGAGACCATGTTATAAAGGGCCTGCAATGTGCCCTCTTTGCTGGTGTTCAAACACATCTGGCCCACGTTGATGAAACTGGACGTATCAACGGCAGAAATTGCCGTCTGGCCCGTCACCTGCTGAACCAGATTATTGGCAATGGTGTAAATGTCCTGCGGACGGAAAACCGTCGCGCCTGCCTTTGCGGGGAAATTCGGGTTTGCCATTACTTAACAACTCCTTCCATACTATTGAAATTGGGGCTTTCGGGTGCGGGGGCAGGCTTGACGGCCCCCAAGATGATATCTTCCACGCTTGTCACCGTGGGAAGAGCACCAACGGTTCCAGCGGTCGGAACATTGAGCGCGTCAACCTTCTTGCTAAGGTCGGCAAGGCTTGCAACAAGCTGGCCAAGGTCGGGGACTGCCGGGGCCTGCTGGGCAGGTGCAGAAGTGGGAACCGTCGCCGGAGCAGTCGGAACCGTGGGTGCAGTTGCGCCTGGAACCTGCACAGGGCTGGGGGGAGTGGTCTGGGGATTGCCCAGATTCATAAAAGCGGCAATATCGTTTTTGGAAAAACCTGCGTTTGCCAATGCGAGAACGTCGTTAATGCTGAGTGCCATAATCAATAGGCTCCTTTCCATCTTGATTTGTTGGTTCTAACGTCCACATGGGTGAACGTGTGATATACGCCGATACCGCCAGAAGCGCCCAAATAGACCTCTGCTATCTCTGCGATTCTGGACGGTGTCACGCCCTCAACCCAAATGTCAGCCGCCATGCCGTTACAATGCTGAGACCGGGGAGATGCGTTTTTGAGAGTGGCGTTGTATTCCTTGCTTCTGTATCCGCTGTTAATGTGTACAGGTTTACCGGTAAAATTCCGGATGTTTTCAAGCAAGGTCAAAAGCCGCTCGTCAACCTTTACAATGTCGCTGGGGTCGTGCTTGGAATGGAATTCCCTCACGCGAAAGTGGGGAGAGAGCCGCTTTTCTGCGGCGTATTTGTATGAATAAGTAAGCATTGCCTACTCCTTTCTATAAAAGCAGGGGTGCGCAACTTAGAAATGCTACCCCACAAGCTTCCGGCCTGTCTAAGTTTTGGGGGCCCCTGCACCTTTATCATACTATCTTTAATCGTCGATGTCAAGAAATTCTTTGATTTTGAGCAGCGTGGGCACGTCACTGCACCAAATCTGGTTAAGGTTTAACATCGCCTCAAAGAACGGGTGATGCATACGGAAAGCGGCTTTCCCTGCTTTCGTGTCTGGGTATATTTCTCTGCTTTCGTGCCGGGACGTACACAAATACACATGATTCCCGTCGTACACATACGCATATAACCCCGCCACGGAGTACAGGGGTTTCATGCCTTTAAGGTTCATGGGCCGTACCGCTTCCAGATTGTTGTAAGCAAATTCGTTTTCCATTGCCATTTTATAAAACTTTGAATCCTTGTTTTTCATCATGTGACGCATGAAAGCGGTTTGCGCACGCTTGGCACTTACCGCGCTAGACTTGGGCATACCAATGAAAACGCCGCTTTCTGTTACCGTCCATTCTTTGCCCGTCCTGCACAGCTTGGCGATTTCATCCACCACGCCAAGCTCCACCAAAATGGGGCTTGCAATGTCGAATGCGTTTGCAAGCAACCAGAGACGCAACGGGGGTTTTCCTTCCAGTTCTCTGTTTCCGTTGATAGTTACATAGGCATTCAAGAGCGCGTCGCCCTCTGCCTTGCGTTTGATAACGATTCTTTCCGGTATAAATTCATCAAAAACAACGTCCTCAAATTGGGAGCCGTTGAAACCACGGATATTCGCAATGCTGGAGAGCGTCATTCCGATTCCGTATTTCTCTAGGCATTGCTTTGGCTTGCCGTCCTCATACTCAAACCTGCCTATTGTATATGTGACCTTGCCGCCTTTCACAATATCCGCGTCAAACCCCTCTTTTTTCAGAGGCAAGAACGGGTTTAAATCGGGGTCGCTGGTGATAGCGTCAAACTCTGTCATTGTGCGGCGTAAATACAAGAATCGCTTGCCTTCATTCAGCTCATATTTCAATGTGCCATAGGTCTTACCAACTTGACGTTTACCAATAAGAATATTGCACCAACAACCTAAAGAAGCGATGGATGGGATATTGACCCATCCACCGCTTTCATATAGGTCAAGCGCAATATTTTTCATGTTGCGCTTGCTCATGTTTACACCTCGTAACGGGTCTTATAATCCATCTTTTCGCCCTGCGCCGTTGCGTGCTCCGAAACTGCGGCAATAATGCGCTGTGCATCCTGCTCAGAGAAGTACACGCGGTACAGGTCGTAATACTGCCCATCCCGGCCCTTGCTCTGCGGCATTGCGATAAACTCGCCGTTCTTGCCGTCAACGACTTTCAGGTTCAGGAAGGTTGCACCGGGAACGTTCAGCGTGAACACGCACACCCGGTCAGAAATAAGGTGACACGCCTGCACGGTCGCGCCCTTAATGGACAGGTAGCTTTTGACGACTTCCGGGGCGGCGTTCTGATTGTTCTTGTTAAACATGGTATTCTATCCTTTCATTATAAAGTGGTGTCTGGCTCAGAAAATCCAACGGAGCATGAACTGTTTCGCCACGCTGTCACCGTTGGTCGGAAAGAGAGCCGTGGGGCTCTGGTTCGTGTAGATGCTGGCGATATGGTGTTTCTGCGCTTCCAGCTCTGCCGCCTGCTGTTCCATGGTCTTGCCACCGTGATAGCAGGGAGACCACTGGGGCGCATACGGGAAACCACGGCGTGCCGCCTCTTCAAAGGCGGTGAAGGGCAGGGGGTCAAGCTTGCCCACGCCGTCCACGATGTTCAGAAGATTCCCGTTCTTATCATAGACAAGGCCGTAAATGTTCTGGGCGGCATCCTCATAAAGCAGGACGTGCGAAACGTTGGTAGGCGTGGCGCAAGGGCCGGTGCAGGTGCAAGGGTCAGCCATTGTATTCACTCCCTTCTTTATATACGTTGGTGAAGTTGTCGCCGTCAAGCATGAAATCATGCGGAATCTCTGCGCCAATTTCACATTTCAGCGTTTCGGCGTTGATATCCTCAAGAGCCATTTCAAGGCCCTTGGAACCGGTGGAAGAAGTCAGCGGTTTCATGCCGTGTGCCTTGACGACTTCCAAACAGTCGCGCTTGCTGTTCCAGTCCAGAAACAGCAGGGTCAAAACCTGTTTGTCCTTGACCGCTTCCACAGTCACATACTTTGCAATAACTTTCATGTGTTTGTCCTTTCATCTCGTAGTTGATGTTCGATGCAAGTTTGTCCTTGCAATTATATAGTAGCATAGGGCACATCAGAAATTGTGAACAGGGTGTTAATAATTGGTTAC